TTAAAATTTAAGGTATCTTGTAGCTGAATACCCTGTTACACTCTTGTACTTAACTTTCGTCCAAGTGCTGCCTTTTTTCAATACTTCAACTTTAGATTTCTTCGGAATCTTACCAATGATCTTAGATGATACGTTTGCACTCTGTCTGATCATCAGTGGATCGGACTTTGTAACAACCTTAGCATATGCAGTCTTATTAACAACTTTTGATACTGTCGTTTTTACGGCCTCTTTGACCTTTGTAGCTGTTCCCAGCTTTTTATTACAGATTCCCTCTGCGATCAGCTTAGCAATCTTATTAACGTTTTTACCGATCTTATAATCGGACTTGGAGTCACAGAAAAAGCTCTCTGTCATGATCGTTGTTGCCTTTGTGCCATTCAGCATGTACAGGTTCGTTCTCTTCTGCACGTCACGATCTGTAAATCCAGCGGATACCAGTTTCTTCTGTACTCTCTTTGCGTACCTCTTACCATTTTCGGAAACGTATAATACTTCTGTTCCGTGTGCTTTTCCATTATAGCAATTCAAATGACCTTCTACGACGAGATCATAGTTCTTTGCATTTAAACGTGTCAGTTTCCATGATTTTTCCTGTGATGCAGCGGTAAATACTTTCTCTGGGCAGATATACAGATCAACACTGTGTCCGTCACTCTCCAGATATTTTTTTACCTTTTTCATCAGCTTTTTATTGTACTTATACTCGTTTACTCCACCGCAATCTTCTCCACTTGCTGATGTATATGATCCATTTTTAAGCAAACTGTGTCCTACTGTCAATGCGATTCTCATATGTCTACACCTCCTGTTCTGCTGCTGCCTGATTATCTTCTGTCTGTTCCTGTTCCTCTGGATCTTCTAAGTCAGTTTCAGGTAACGGAGTCTCTGCGTAATTTGTCCATGTTCCGTCATCTAACTCTGTCGTATGATTGATCTTATCTTCTCTGCTGACTTCCTCAACATCTTCTAAGTCGTATACTGAATTATTTAATTTACCATCATCGAGTAGATCTTTAATACTGTCAAACCACAGTTGCACAGCTTCTTTTAACATGCTCTCGCTTACAAATAATTGAATAGGTTTGGGCAAAAGTCCTCTGGCCATATGTATTACATAATCAAATTTCTGCTGTCCTTGCTTGGATGCACGGAAGGTTTTCTCTGCTTCTACAAACAGCTTGTATACATCCAGTCTGATCCCTTCCAGACCTTTTTTTGTGACATAGTCGATCAGTTTCTTAACTAAAAAAACAATGATCAACGCTGTGATCACTGCCAAGAATAACACTTTATTCTGTTCAAATAATTCTTTCATCTTATCTCTCCTTCTTATAGTCCAGCTTGTTTGAGTACGAATCCGATTACTGCCCCGACAACTGCTGTTAGGACATACATAGAAATACTTCTCCATTTTTCTCCGTCTCGGTTTTCCAACTCTTCAAGCCGCTTGCTTTGTTCTGTCTGATTAACGAGCATATGTTCCATGTTGATAGCGAGCTTTTGAACGGACAATGTAAGGTCATTGATCTGTCTTACTGTCACTTCTAACGCTTCAATTCTTTTGTTTTGTCGGGTTTGCTCATGATCAACATCACTCGCAAATGCATTATGTTCATTTCTACTTATGTATTCATCATCCAAATATGTCTCCTTCCTAAGCTACACCGTTGCTGTCGTTGTAACTTTACTTGTTTCTAATTCGGAAGAAAATATGCAATAGAAGCAATTAACATCACTTTCGTTTGCTTCAAGTCCTACGCTGATCTTAACTTTTCCACCGGTCTGTACTGGGTTAGGAGACAGGCTTACAGACTTAATTTCAATGATTTCTGCTGCCATCATACCACCTTCACTTCTATATGCTCTATTAAGATTTCGTCTAATACTGCATATCTGATGTCAAGTGTATAGGTACCACGCTTTTGAGGAGAAATCAGTGCTTCTATATCATGTTCTTTAATATTACAAACTCCAGTACTTTCTTCAGCTTTGTCTTTCATGTATATTAGCGAATACTCCGCACTTTCAATTGTAAATTTCTCATTTTTAATAGAATGTATAGTAATTACTGCTGTTCTGGATTCTCCCGGGTGCATTATGATCACTTTCTTTTTTTGCATGTTCTCCTCCTCTTTTTTTCTTCTTATTTCTCGTTGTGCAAGGTTGCATACAAATCAAAAGGCTTCAGTGAAACTCTTAATGCTTTCAGATCTACTGTAAGTATGTATGTAGAATAGCTACTTACATTCCCTGCCTCATCATATGCAGTTAATCCGATTACATACCTGCCGTTTAATGTGGCTGGTATAACGGACTTCCATAAATCTAAAGAGTCAGCGGATCTAGTTAAGATCACTGACTCTCCGTTTACATTCCCCTCTAGTCGAACTACCATAACAACTAACCTAGTCCGTTACTTCAACGGATATGATAAATGTTTTGCCAGCATCGACTGGGTTCGGTGTCAATGTAACACTCTTGATCACAGGTGCGGTTGTGTCTAACGTAACGGTACGTGTTATTGTCGTTGTCTTACCAGCACCATCGGTTACAACAACGGTAATTGTGTTTGTACCTACTGCAAGAGTAAGGGCCTTGCTGAAACTTCCATCGCTTCCAACTGTGACTGCTTCTGCTGCTAAAGAATTAAGTTTAACTGTTACCGTGACAGGACTGCTTGTTGCATCGTTGGTTTTACCTTTTACTGTGCAAGCAGTTTGATTTGTAATAAGTTTATCCGTTGGGCTGGACAATGTTAATACAGGTGGAACTGTATCTACCTTAAACGATGTTGAGCTTGTAGCTGCTGCGTTTCCGTCATAATCTCTTGCATCCAATTTGATTGTATGGCTTCCATCGGACAACGCTGTCGTTGGTGTATATGTACACTGGTATCCGCCTGTGATCGCAGTCTTAGTTATTGCATCGCCTGTTACCTTAGTACCACTGTCTAGCGTGATACCGATTGTTGATGGATTAACACCAGAATCGGAATCGGTTACCTTCCAGGTAATTACAGGCTTGTTATTTGCCGAATATGATCCAGACGTTGGACTTACAATCGTTATTACAGGAGCAACTTTTTCTTTTACTTTTAATTGCAGAGATGATCCCAACGTACTGTCTGTTGCATCTTTTGTCGTTGTATTTCCTGCTTCATCAGTTGCCTTAACTGTTACTCCGTAATAATGTCCACTCTGATTGTATGAACTCTTTGACGGAGCTGTTACCGTAGCTTCATATTTGCCGGTTGAACTATTAAGAGTCAGTGTATATGTTTGACCGTTAATAGTCGCTTGTACTGTTTTTACTGACACTTTTTTCTCCTTTCTTGTTCTCAACAACACAACTAAATTCTGATTACGATACGATTATAGTAGGAACATCTGTCTCAACAGTAAGTCAAACAATTAGCCACTATGGCGGCCGAAAATTGAGCGATTACAAATTTATTGTATTTGCGTTCGGTGCTAGTGATGATGATATTCGTAGCATTGTAACGGTCCCAAGAATTATCTTCGAAAAAATAGGAAAATCCTATAGTTTCGTGGCTCATTGTTCGAATGACAGTACAATATCCGTAGTTTCTTTTACATATGAAAGCGATACGGCTACGACTATAAAATTATCTGCTGATCATGGTGTTAAATATATCAGAGTTTTCGGAATTAAATAAATTACTTATTTCCGTCCATAAACAATCATGCTTATGTTATTACTAGAAGGATTGCAAACAAACCATGTTTCATTCATTTTAATTTTTCTACTTCCGTTATTATAGTTCATCAAAATGCAAGCGTTGTAAGCATCGTTATATCGATAAGATGTAATCTTATTCCACCATGTAGCTAAATCATTTATATAAATTTCAGGAAGCGTAACATCAGTGCCATTTGTATACCCAATTGTTATTTGGATTATAATCTCTATGTACTGGTCTGGAATGGTAACTTCTTCAGATAATTTTCCGTCAAAAATTTTTTTCCAAGCCTTATCAGAATTTAGCTGTGTTGTTGAGTTCTATTTATTGTTACCATAGCTGTTTAGCATGGCGATCTGTTTTTTATAATATTTTTTCGCATAAAAATAAAATCTCCTTCCCTTTTAAGCAGATTTAATAGTTTATATATTAGATTTGTTATTATTCTTTAAGCTGCATAACGAATATATTCATACTCAATCGCCCGATCTGAAGCATCATAATAAACATTTGCAGTCATATTTATGTCAGCATGTCCCATTAATATCGCAACATTCTGCAATGGCATTCCTCTCATTATGAGATTTGTGCATAATGTCCGTCTAAATTTGTGCGGATGGGCATACACGTTGCACATCCTTCCAAGGTCTCTTACTACTCGCTCAATTCCATCTTTTCGTAATCGATCATAAGGAAACCTTTTGGATACAAAAAGTGCAATATTATTATCTTGCCTTGTTTCTAAGTATCTGTTGAGATAAATCATAGCAGTATCTGAAATAAATACCGTTCTCTCCTTATCTCCCTTTCCTACAATTCGTACTTTCTTTCTCAGAAAATCTACGTCATTCAAGCTTATATTACTTAGCTCCGACACACGACAACCTGTGCATGCAAGCATTTCTATAAGAGCCCTGTCTCTTATATCTGTACAAGCTATACGCATACGCTCCATCTCATCCGCTGTAAATGCTTTCTTCTTTTTCTTTGTTACTTTGATTTTCTTTATTTTTCTGGTTGGATCTTTGTCAATATATTCTTCATCGACTAACCATGAGAAAAAAGAAGATATCGCTGATCGCTTATTATTAAGAGATAAATTCGATATCCCTCTATTTTTCTTATATGCATATAAAAAGCTACGAATACCTGTTGCATCAATATCTTTTGCATCTTTGCCAGTAAAGTAATTTACAAACTGTGTTAGATGCAGATTATATTGTTCAATCGTCCGATTTGACTTGTTTTCAACAATCAACGTTGCCAAGAACATATCCTTAAGTTTTCCCAAACTATCATTATACTTTGCAACATCCGTACATTCTTTCTTAACCTGAACATCCTGGAACTCTTCTACCAACACGTTCTCAAGAAATTGCAATTCTTTTTTCTTAATTCTGCTGCCCATTTTAATCAAAACATTGCTTATAATTCTGTCACGCATAATACTTTCTCCTTTGTGTGTTATGTGTGCATTATACTCTTTTCCGCTGCGGAGGATTCGTAGACTTCCGCAGCTAAATTCTGAAAGAGCATTTTTATCAAAAGTATTTTCTGGAACAAGCAACAAAATGATTTACTGGCAAAGATGTCAGTCTGAAATTGCAAAAGCATTAGGCATGCAAATATCAGACATAAATAACGAAAAGTTATATATAGCAGCTTGCAACGGTGATTGGAATGCGTATCAAGGTCTGGTAACAGGTGCTGCTTTACAATGGGATAATACAAATTTAAATATAAACATAGGATTATCCAGTGATACAAACGGTGTTGTTAGGATTAATTTTATGATTTATCGTAAATTAAATTAATCTATATCATATACTATGGAGGTATATACACATGTTGAGTACACTGTAGGAAAATATATTGTTATATCACCATTTGTGTCAATTTTAACAGCACCAATATTATTAAAATTAACATCATCATCGGTATAGCAAGCCGATCCGCATTTTATTTTAGGTCTAAAACCTTCTGGAACAAAAAAACAAGTTGTAATCCCAACACTAGGAGAATTGCAATGGAAATATCCATTTATATATACTTTTCCATTATGTTTATAACTGTTTCCGGTGAATGCATATTTTGAATCTATGCTAGTAATTGTAAATTCTATTCTGTTATTTAAGTCAGAATTTAGCTGCGTAATAGCATCCTGTGCATTCGTCATGTCAGTCTGATTTGCTGGCGTATAACCAAGGGCTGTCGTTACATTACCTTTGGTTAATTCTCCACGGATTGTAGCACTGCTTTTATTCTCCACATTGCCTAATCCAACTTGGCTTTTAGTAACTCCGTGAGGATTACTTTTATTCGCAAGATGATTAATCAGAGTTGTAATTGCAAGTTTAATCTTTGCAAATGCAATAGATATTTTCTCGCCACTTGATAAAGTCACAAGAGTTGTTGTATCTGAATATGTCGGTGTCTGATCATTTGTCGCTACGTTCGGAACGTTCCCTAAGCCTACTTGCGACTTAGTAACACTATGAGGGTTGCTCTTGTTTCCTGTATGCGTATTTAACGCTGTCTGCATAGTTTCAAATGTAACGTACCCTTCTGGATCAACCGTTGCTGTCATTTTTACATCATTATTAAGCTTGATGTAAAAATTATGTACTAACGACCATGACGGCATAGCCGATTCTGCCGGAACTTCTTTCCCTGTTGTACTTTGAGAAATCGCAAACAACACTTCACTTCCGGTTGATCCTTTTGCATAAATTCCAAGCTGTGTCATGCTGTATCCGGCAGATAAACCAGCGTTTGAAAACAATACTCCTATCTTGATTGTTTCGTTTGTTTTTGTCACGCCCTGTACTGTTCCAGACTGCTTAATTGATGATACCGCCGTCTGACTTTTCAAAGCACTAACGTCAACTTTACCAGCACCAGACTTGATCGCTGTTACTGTTATTGTTCCTCCGCTTAAGGCATTCTTTAATAATTCAATACCTGCATTTGTAATTACTGTATTTTCCCACATGATTTTATACCTCACTAACGATCGAAGAAGAATATTCACAAGATCCTGAAACAATCGCATAATTCAATGCCGTCTCTGATTCTATAACGTATGAAACACGAATATCGCACAATAAATGTGCTGGTTTCAATTCGTCAATTCTTCTTACTACTTCATCATAATTATTTACTTCGCCATAAAGATTGACTTGAAATGTATTTTTTGCTGTATTTTCTATGAGCTTTGTTTCTACACCGCTCAAAGCTTCTATGATCTTTTCAAACCTTTTAGGATTCAAAGGCCTTTTTATCCTCATTTGCAAAATCTGTGTTCTTCTCTGCTCAATCGTCTGATCTGGAAGCGGCGTTATTCCGTATTCTTTTTCCCAAATAGGGAGCCCCCATGTAGCACGATCAACAAATATCTGATCAAATATATCTTCACATATTGTTTTTACGTCATCTATCTCAAGTCCGATCACTTGGAACAGCCAAAGTCCGATTCTTGATTTCCCATAAATCGGCGATACATAGTCAATCATTTGTTTTGCACTTTCACTCGTCAGGATTTGCTCCATAAGGTCTGTTTTATACCACATAGTATCATCCCTCCGTTATTGTTACTGTTCCCAAAACCGGCATTTGTCCAGATTCAAGGTCTACATTTTTTGACACTCCATTGATTTGTACACTGTCATAATCATAGATACCTGATACAGCTCCAAGGATACTGTTGATCGCTGATATTCTAACCGCACTATCATTCGATGAAACATTTAACAAATATGACTGAAGTGCAGCTTTCAAATCATTCTGCACATCGCCAATTTCTGCTTCTCTCAAATAAACCACAGCCGATATGTTAACTACTACTGTTTCAGGAGCCGTTATCTCTAATACAGCATTGGGCGGTGCTAAGCGATCTGATTCACTATCTGGACGCATAATATAATCATACACAGCATCTTGAATCTGCTTCGATGCTGGTACTCCGTTCTGATCCATTAAGATGATCTTGATTATTCCAGAGTCATCTTTTGCTGGTATCACAGTAACTGCACCAACACCGGGAACTGACAATGCCCATCGTTTATAGTCTGCCACATTCCCAACATAGGAAATGTCATGGCTTCGATCATACTCAACAATTCGTTCTCTTAAAGTATCATCGTCCTCTTCATCCAAACCGCCTGTAACAGCTTCCTCATTTGTAACAGAGATTATTTCATCGAGCAGTTCTCCTGTCTCATCTCCAGTATGTAATACGATCGTATTTACTCCAACATTGCTTGCAGATCCTCCTTCTGCTGCCTCAATTGGAATCTTTGCATTTCCAAGAGAATCGACCGTAACTTCCTCTGTTGTTACAAAATCTATCGTATTTCCTTCGTCATCTGCTTCTGTAGAAAAACCATATCCTAAAGGAATAACAAGACCGGCTTTTGCTGTAACAGTCACATATCCTGTTGCATTTACCGATTCTCTTCGTACAAGACCTCTTCCATCAGCGTGGTAATCCAATAGGTAAGATTCTTCACAGGTTACCGGCGAAAGACTTTTCAATACTTCCACAAGCACATATTCTTTTAGCTCTGCTATCTCAATCGCTGTCGGACGTGTAAAATCCCAAGGAAAACCGCCTTCGGATTTATCAATATCTTCTGGAAGATTGCTAAGCATCTTTTCATGGATTTCCTCTTCACTCGAATTATTCAAGAAATCTGGCAATTCTAGTTCTTCTGCTTCCAATGCCATTTTTAGACCACCTCACTTTCAAATTGTGTCTGTATTTCTATATCTCCATCAATACCCTGCACCTGTACTGTTACAAGACAATGTTCTGCTTCCCATTGAAACATAATATTCCCAACGTACAAAGTTCTTTCGGACGGATCAGCCATCAATGCTTCTTCGATTTCTCTTTGTAAAATGCTTTCTGCCTCTTCACGGCTATCCGCTTGCAAGGCACTTTCATAGTCAATCCCAATGTCGGTGGAATATCCTTCATGAGCGTATCTTTGTGTCATGATCGTTTTGTAACACCATTGCACCCACGCCTCGAACCCGGATGCCTCTTTTAATTTTCCATCGTGAAGCGTAACAAAGTCTCCAGTATCAAAATCAAAAAAGATGCTGGGTTTATAACCTGCATCTTCCTCTTCTTCTGTATTTTCTTCCTCAGTTCCTTCATTCTCTTCATCTTCAAAATATTCTTCTTCATTTTCATATTCCTCTGGGAAAAGATTATCCGGCATCTTCTTCATCTCCTTCCACTTTACCGATCACAACGATTTCCTCTGCATCTGTCCAGATCAGTAATACTCGATCGCCATCACTTACTTTCGCATTAGACAACATTAAAAAATCGTCATCCGGTTCTGCACTTTCTGGATAAGAGTCAGGAAGAATCCCTCCGTCTTTCATAGTTCCAAGTTCTGCAACAACATCCGCTGCACTTTGGTTTCCTTTAGAAATCTGTTCGATCGCACGAATAAAATTTTTTCTTCCATTTCTCTGCATAGAACTCTCCTTTAGTAAAAAACAACGTCCATCGTACCAGCCACACAGTCATGTGTAATACTTTTTACTGTTTTATTTCCTTTCAGTCCAGCGGTACCACATCCAACATAAACGGTGTCTCCACGTTTTATCTTCGGATTACTGATCGCCGTTACTATATATTCATACTTGACCTTTGCACTGCTCTTCAATTTCTTTTGTGCTTGTTTCTTTATTTTTGAAAGTTTCTCCTTCTTGTCTTTATCCATGACTTCTTGGATCGTACCAAACTTCGATGTATTCTTAGATACTGATGCAAGTTTAGGGATTGACTTTTTCTTAGCTTCTCCGTAGATCTTTATCTTTGTAACGATATCATCCATTGTCTCTTTTACCTCTATGGAGATTACATTCTTTCCTTCCTCAATCTTATAAATCGTTGTATTAGTATTGGCATACTTGACAATCACTGTAGTTCCTTCAATCGTAAAAATATATCGGCTGGAAAGTTTACTTTTCGCTTTGTTCAGCACATATACTATCATATCTCCAATGTTCTTTTGCACTGGTTTGATCCTTTTGTTTTTGATTGATCCGTAACTGTATTTCAGTTTCAACTTCCATGCAGTACAGATTCTTTTTACAATTTCCTTTGTGCTGAGACCTTTTTTATAATAAAAATAATCTTGGGATTTCATCATATAAATCAAGTAATCATAGGCTGTAAATGTTACCTTTTTTTCTGTATCGGTAACCCTGTCTCGATCCCAGATCACGCCTCGAAATACTTCAAAATCTCCATGTCCAACATTCGCATATATGTATAATCGATCTGATGGCTGAATCAATGTCGCAAGTGTTACACCATTTTTCGCAGCGTTCATTACTGTTAAGCTGACTTCCTTTGCCAGCGAATCAGGATCATCAGATATTGTCAAGTCCAGTATAACTTTCAGCTTGTATAGATCATATTCTTGCCCCGATGTTGTCTTTACAACCGCTTTATACAGTGGATTTCCTAAACTCGGCATATCTTCCTATCCTCCTATCATTTTTAACAGTGTTTTATAATCAGCAACACCAGTTACTGTTAATTTGTGCTTACGTTGGTAAGTTTTAATCGCTGTTACTGTCTTAGATCCGCAAGCACCATCCTGTTTGACTCCCACCATTTTCTGGACAAATTTTACGACCTGTCCTTTTCTTCCGGTTCGAATCGTGATCTTTTTCATGGCTGATTTCATCGAAGATGTCAGCTTTTTATCAACTTTCAGCTTCGAGTAGCCATCTTTATTCATTGCTTTCTTTAATTCCTCAACCTTGGAATTAGAAACTGATTTACTGCTTGGAACAGGAATCACAAGCACCTGACCTTTATAGATCGTATATTTGCTGATCTTTTTCTTTGGATGTTTCTTGCGTTCCTTTTTATTCCTAGAATCAATCAGTTTCTTATTTGCATTATAAATAACCTTGTATTTTTTACTGGACCTAAGATATTTTTTTGCAAGTTTCCGTAATGTTTGTCCTTTCTTTACTTTGACCTTTTTCTTTGTTGTTTTGGTACTTCTTTTCGTTGAGGAAACACTTATTTTTTCGTAGTCGATAAATCTTACCGTGTAGTAATAATCATTCAGGCTTTTGACCGTAGAATCGTATTCTGAAACACGCATATCAACATTGATCTTCGTTCCTGTAATACAGACATTTACCACTTTCCCATACTTAGCCCAGTATTTCATCAGTGCATCTAAGGTTGCTGGATCAGTCCACTTACGAACAAATTTCATGCCTTTTCTTGCTTCTCCGGGGAAAAAACATTCCCAGCTTAGTTCTGAAAGATTTTTACCATTCGGAACACTAACCTGACCTAATTTATAGATATCATATTCTGCAAACTTACCTTCGATTGATGATTCAATTTCTTCAGGAATGATCGGAATTTGTATCTTCTGATCATTCCCTTTTGAATTTTTTCCAGTAATATATATGTCCATTTACATTACCTCCGCTGTTCTGTTACTTGCCGTTGATCCGATTGCATCTGCGATCGCCTGCATAATAGCATCTGCGATCTCTCCTTTAGAGTTTTTGATAGCATCAACTATGCCGTCATTTCCAGATGCATTGACGCTGATCGTAATACCACCAACGTTGATCACTGGCTGACTGCTACCAGACGAAGCTTTTCCAGATCCAGATGATCCTCCAACAAGTCCACCTTTGGCATGCTTTGTAACGCCTAAAATCTGTCCTGCTTGATTCCAGAGAGATAATGCACGGCTTCTATGTCTAGAAAGTGGAATGACCATTTCGTTTCCTTCTTCTCCTAATTCAGAAACGATATGACCTCTGACCAGACTACCCTTCGCATTATGAAAGAACTTTCCATTTTTCGGTAAGGCTGTCTGTACTTTCGGTGCGGATGATGTCTTTTTGCTTGTTTTCTTTTTACCAGATTTTGAAGAACCGCTATTACTTAGATAACTTCCACTAGTAATACTTTTGATCGCACTTGCTTGTGCAGCGGTTGTACTTGCTGCGGATGCAATCGTTGAGGCTGCGGATGCTAAAGCACCTGCAAGTGATAATGCGGAACTTCCAGCACTTTGTAAGTTGCCACCAGCTGCAAGCGACATAGAACCCATCGTTCCCAGCATTCCTCCAGCTGTTGCGGACTTTCCACCTAAGCTGCTGACTTTTCCACCAGCTGCATTCGTAGCACCTGAAAAAATCTTTGTCGTCTTTGATCCAACATTCGTTTGTTTTGTGTTTTTCTTATTCTCCTCGTAAGCTTTCTGTACGGAACTTGCCAGTTCTTTGTATTTTGCTCCTTTTGGATTAACACTGCTAATACTGTCTTTACTGTATTTCCAATATTCCTGACTCTTTGCCGTCATAGAATTACTATTTTTCAGTGCATTCTTTCGGCTGGATACAAACTTTCTAAGGGAGTCGCCGAACTTATTTCCTTTTGTGATTGCACCAATTCCACCAATTCCAGCACCAATCAAACCACCAGCAAGAGTTCCAATAACTGGGACTGCTGAACCGATCAGTGCTCCTGTTGCTGCTCCACCTCCGACTAATCCAAGTTTCGTACCACCCCTGTATGCTTCTTTCTTCTTAGTAGCTGAATCCTTTGCAGTTACTGCATTATAAATATTACCGGCAGCACTTCCAATACCGGCAATTCCTAAAGCTCCACCTAATAAAGATGCACCTCCAACGGCTGCTGCTCCACCAGCGGTCGCTGCACCTGATCCAAGTTTTACGCCTAGATTTCCAAGCCATGCTTTCCATCCAGTGGCAGCTACGGTTTCTCCATTTTTCAGCGTGACACCAGAACCGCCTAAACCAAACAAGCCACCCGGTGTACTTGTCGGTCCAGATGGTGTTTTCGGTTCAGTTTGTTGCATTTTTCGCTTTACGCTTTCTGGTAACCAGATTTCTTTATTACCTGTCGGATTTGTTCCCGGTATTGTAGAATTTCCGTTTCCAATTCCTCCGTTCACATTTACAACTGCCGCGGACACATTAATTGTTCCAATAGAATCTCCCAAAGGATTTGTTTTTCCTCCACCTCCAGAACCGCCAGTGATCAGATCGTATAGACTTTTTCCACCTTTAAACAGCTTTAGCCCTCCAGATAATCCAAGAAATCCAGCTAAATAATCTTCGATACCAGCTTTATCTCCGCCTGGTAACAGATCCTTAAGAGATTCCTTGAACCAGTTTCCACCAGCTTTTGCAATATCTTTTCCAATCCCAGTAATCTTTTTAACGATCGCCGGTCTTCCTTTAGAATCCCACCACTTAGAAAACGGATTTACAATCAGTTCATCCCAAGCAATACTAATCTTGCCACCGATTGAAGCATTTTGGAATTTTGGCATACTAATAAGATCGTCGATCTTATCTCCAGCCTTTTCAAGTCCCTTGAATACAGATGTACTTGCATACTCTCCAAGTTTTTCAAGTGATGTTCCAGCTTCTTTTAGTTTTGCATCGGATTTATCAAGATAGTCTGCAAATTCTCCTAAACCTTTCGTTGCTCCCTTCTGGAGACCTTTTCCCCATTTAGAAACAATGTTTATGTCGAACGTATCTTTAATATTTGACATTAATCCAGAAACCGTCGAATTAGATGTTTTGTCCATCATTCCATCAAATTCTTTCAGCCCATTAAGGATTGTCTTAACTGCTTTGTCTCCACTGATTTCGCCCTTTTGAGACATTTCTCTGATCTGGGCTATGGATTTACCCTCTGCATCAGCAAGATACTTCCATGCGTTTATGCCGACATCTGTCAGCTGATTCATGTCCTCTGCGTTCAGCCTTCCGTTTGTTTTCATCTGACCTAAAGCTCTGGATACTCGAGAGATACCCTCTTCTCCAGCTCCAAGTGCTGCGGATGCATTACCGATCTTTGTTAGATCCGGAATAATGTCTTTATCAGAAAAACCATAAGCCAACATCCTTTGAGCATTTGATACTACGGCCGATGTGTCAAACGGAGTAACAGATGCAAATTTCTTCGCACTATCCATAAACTTCGTAGCTTTCTTTTTAGATTTCAGCATTGTTTCAAAGCCAATTTGATCTGTCTGAAATTCGTCTGCTAATGATACTGGATCAGCTATCAATTTCTTTGTAGCAATTCCAGTTATAACTCCACCAGCCAAAGTTTTTAGTGAAAATATAGAATTCTTGATCTTAGATATAACACTTGGGATTTTTTTGATCTGACTTGTTACCTTGTCATCGATTTTTAGGACTGCTGAAAAAGTCTTTCTACCAAAACTCATACCAGCACTCATAGCTTTTTTGATCCCTGCTGTTGCAGTGTCTTTTAATCCAAGTTTTGGAGTCCAGGTCTTTTTACCGAGCCCGTCTCCCTTTTTACCAAACTTGTCGAGGACTGGACTTGCTTTATCTTCAAGTCCTAATTTTGGCTTTGCACGCTTCTTTCCAAGCTTGTCCATCTCTCGTGATGCTTTCTCTGCATTCTTCCCTGTTTGCTGTAGGCCAGAAGATGCATGGTCGGAATATTCCGATACAACATCGATCACAATTTCTTTGTTTGCCATTTATGCATCTCCTCCTTCCATAGCTTTTAAAATTGCTGCAAAAATAAAAGCCCTCTCTCCTTCAGGAAGATCAAGGGCTTGTGATGGTAACATTCCAGTCCGTAAATAATTTTCTGCAAGCATAGAAGCTAACGGACTGGATTCAATTAGTTTTTTGCGTAGTCAACTACACTAACACCGCCTCCAGATAAGTTATCAATAGCATCGCTGACAGCTTCAAGCTCTCCAGCTGTTAACACCTCTTTGATAATTTCGTTCTGTGTCATAACCATATGACCAGCTTTCTTTAATCCTTCTTTCAGCGCTGAATTATCCCAGAATTTCTTTCCGTCAGTCGCTACTGTTGCAGTGTAAATCTTCCATGCCATGTAATCAGCTGTACTTACTTCTTTCTCAACGAGAGGAAGTGAAGCTCCGCCTGGGTTTGCCATATAAGTTGTAGCTTTCTTTCTACACTGTGCAATTTCATCGAAAGATAATGGTCGGACATTAAATTTAAACAATGTCTGTCCATTTCTTGTAATATTCAATGGCTGCTGTACTTCTGTTTTATACTCTGCGGCTTTTAAAAGACCCGTGATCAGATCCATTTCATTATCTTCGGTTACCGTAACATTTGTTTCTTTCTTTTCTGCCATTTTATTTTCCTTTCTTTATGCTGCTAATGATTTAATGCAGTCTGGTACGCTGTTAACAATGAACTGCATCTGTCTCTTAATAACCTCTCCAGGTTTAACATCCAGAATATTTGTATCTCCGTCAAGAATACATTCATCCAGTAAGAATTTGCTTTCCCCACCTTCCAGTGGTTCTGTTGCACCACCTTGGAGAGAAAAAATAGGAAATTTCCCACTTTTGATTGCATCCAAGATTGGAACAATTGTAAGATCGTCTCTTACTACAGCTTCCGTGAATGATGCTGTAAATTTAACACTGTCCGGAACTCCATACGTCTGGACATCTCCAGCCGGATGAAAATCTACATTAGAAACATTCATCCCGATAGAAAACTCTTCCACGGATGCAAACCAGATGGAAACTCCATCAAGTGTGATAAAAAGCTTTCCGTCTTTTCCTGTCATCAGTTTTCTAGTATCAAAACCTTTTCCACTCATTTATATAACACCTCCTACTGTGCGATATACTGGAACTGATATGTTAAGTAGATCTTTTCCATGCTGTCAACGTCATCAATGCGGATAATAAAGTATGCATAATCCGCTGCATGTGGATTTTCTGTATCCTCATAAAATTCGTAGGTATCTAAGATCTTTCCTTCTCTGTTCATTTCAGCCAGTACTTTTTTAGCTTCCTGAATTACATTATCAACGCCTGCTGCATTGTTGCTGATCTTACCGATCAATGGTTCTAATGTACGATTGATACGGTCAAAAGCTTCATAACGGACAGCTGTACGTTTGATCTTCTTCCATCCTTCGTCATCGTCCTCATCCAGAACTGTATATGTGTTCACTCCTGAATCAAACCAGACCTGTCCTTCCTGTCCTTCTGACAAAAGAAGCAATCCAGATTTGATCGCATCGACATATTGTTCATTCGTCAGCTGTTCAATGCATGACTCCGCATCTGGAATCTCTGTATGTACAATTGATGTACTTGAATCTTTGCATCCAATCACACCTGCCTGAACTGCTGCCGCAAGGTATCCTTCCACCCTATCTCCGGCAGTATTATAATATCCGCTACCGCAGTAAATAAAATATGGTGCATTATAGGATTTTGCATTCGTTTTTCTTGTAGCAAGTGACTTTCCTGCCGCTTCTCCAAGTACGCAAACACCCAATGCACCGTTTGAATGGATTCTTTCCATGTATGTCTTCGCTAATGCTTTAACATCTTCTTCGACTGTATCAAGCACCAGTACATTCCAAGCATAAGTTTCGAATGCATTAAACGCATTGCTGTAATCTTCTGTTGTGACTGCCGGTGCTGATCCACCAGCCAAAGCCTGCTGTGCAACCGTCTGCATGATCCCGGATGCTCCAGAAACAAGTTCTGCGGATAAATACTTGCTGTCTTTCATTGCTTCCACCAGATTTGCAGCCTCATTTACATCCGCACCAGCGATAAAGCTTACTTTCTCAACAAGTGTTGCCCCATTGTAAACGGAACACTCTTTTGTCGTTTCATCTCCTAATTTCTGTTTTACAGTTACGGAGAATTTCAAAGCGGTTGGATATTTTGTCTTTAATGTAACTGCATTTGTGTCTGTGGTTGTCTGTAAGGACAGGCTTCCTTCTTTACCACCAGTTCCAAGACGGTAAAGATATACCGTGTTAGCACCTGCATCAAACAGTTTTACCGCTGCATCGATCGTTCCACTCTCCATATAAAGTGAAAGAAGATCGGTCTTTGATGTGATCTTCTGAATCTCTCCAACTGGACCAAAATCTGCATGAACCGGAATACAGAAAACTCCGTTCATTGCGGATGCTACACCATTATTTGTGATCTGCTCATGTCTGCGATAAACTCCAGCTCTTTCCTTTTTCTCGCCTTTTAAAAATAATCCGGACAAGTTCTTATACCTCCTTCTTCTTAAATGTATCTACAAGTTTCTTTGCTGTGCTCTGCGTTGCTTCTTTAACACCTGCCCTTGCAAATGCTGTTCGGATAATATCTTGTGATACTCCTAACACCTGTGGATTTTCTACATATTCATCCACAGTATAAGTAACTTCTGGCACTGTTTTTGTTTCGTCTTTCTTTTCTGCCATTGTTTCCTCCTAACTTATCGTAATTGTCTTTAATTCATCGACTGTTTCAACATCTCGTAGCTTTCCGTACTGACCTCTTACCGTTACCTGTCCATCTTTTAATGGATCAAGTTTCGTGCTGTATGCCAGCTGATTTACAAAAAACGGCGATCCATCATTCATAACGAACCGCTCTCTTTCCTGTAAATCTTGCAGCAAGTTCATAACAAACTGATCAGCATTTACATCCGATCCGGAGATCACATGTACCTTGATGTTGTTTGTAAACCATGTACAAGCATATGTCGATGGGAACGTTCCTGGCTGCATAGAATCCAGTCTAGTATAAACAACCACTTCTTCATCATCCGGCTTCCAGATTTCGTCAAGTTCCGTGTTATTGATCACTGTCACGTTCCAGTTCTCATCAATGTGCTTTGCCAAAGAACCGACTGCATCCAGCGGAAGGTATGAATGTTTTGGAAAAGCATATGCATCGAATGTCAGCACTGATCCACATACTTCTACATCCATTTGCCCTTCGATTGCTTCCTGAAATGATTCTGACTTTCTCCATACAAGAGAAATCGTTGTATCTTCATCGGTCAAGAAAACTCCTTCAAACGCTTTTTTCAGGATCTTCTTCGCTTCAAGCAAGTTCTTATATCCTTGATTATTAAACAGATACGCTATTGCAATCTCCATCGTTCCAGAAACCTTACGCTCTGAATCATCTTTCAGATTCAGCCCATAGATGATACGCCCATACTGCGAACCATCCCACCTTGAATCAGAATCATCAGGTGCCTGATCCAAAAATATTGCTGGTCCATTTTTGAACGCAGCCAATCCGTTAATATTCAGGCTTTTTAAATACTTGTAAATTATTTCTTTCATAGAGTTACCTCAAAATCTGAACCGAAGATCTTTACAATCTCCGGCTCTGCTTTCTTCTTAATTGGATCAATAAATGGTCGTTTTGCCATCTTTTTTGTGCCACCTTCCAGCCATTCAGCGTGTTTTGAATTACTTTTTATCCGGCTTGTAACTTGATCTCCTTCAATCAGAGTTTGATCATCCCAGTCCTGACGTAACTTTCCAGACTGTGGTGCTGGTGTTTCTCCCGGTGCGGATGATCTATTCGGAAGCCGTTTGTATTTCTTTCCAGAACCGCCTTTCGACAATACTTCGATCTCAATATTTCTAAGGGTGTTTGTTGCCATTGCACCCTTTCGCATCATCTCTCTTTTGATACTTTCATCAAGATTCTTTGCACATGCTTGAAATTCAGCTTCTACGCCCATCTGTATCACTTCTTTCTAATACATAATAGATGGAAAACTGCCCTGTTCCAGCTGGATCTTTTGTACCCTTCACGATAAACTTACGATCATGGCACGGATCATCGCCAAGCAGTAACACATCGTTCTTACTTAGCTTAACCACTGGATGGTAAGACACAATCGTATGACTGATCGGAGTCTGGTTTTGTTTCCAGATTTCCATTGTCTTCATATCTGCTTCGGCTAGTATACCGTCTATGATCGCATCAGGGGCTTCTTTTTCATCGCCCTTTACAACCATGCCATCGTCCATGACTTCTGTATCCTGCCAGTAAACACGGAAAGACTGCATATATTGATATGGTCTACCGATTGATGTCATTTTCAAAAGCGTCCACCTCCAGGATGATTCATCATACCAACGTAAAAATACTCTCGTTTTTCATTCTCATACGGCTTGATTCCAACACTGGAAGATGCAATTTCTTTTTTCAGATCATCATAAAGCTGTTTCCAGAAATTCATTCGATTACCAAAATTAAAAGAGACAGGACCAACACTGTTGTCTACGTCCTGCCCGTATTTGAACATCATATGTTCTAGCAATTTCAGTTTTGCCATCTTAAAATTGTCTGGATACTGCTCTAATACAGCTGTGATCTCTTCATCGGAAAGTGCAGCTGACATTTCATCCTTTGATACATCAGTATCCGCCAATTCGAACCGCATCTTCATAACATCATTTGTATTGATCTCATCTGGAAAATAGTTATACGTCATTCTCCTCGCCACCTTCCGGCTGTTCTGCTGGTTCTTCGGTTTCTTCTACTGCTTCTGATTCCTGATTAATATCAGTATCAACGGAAAGATCAGCAAGTCTTGTTTCAACTGCTGCCTTAATTCCTTTTCTGGAATCAATCTCATGTAACAGCTGTAAGATCGGTGTATCTTCCTCTGTCATGGTCGCAATCTCAATTTTTGCCTCTTCCATTGTTTTCTGAATTGTGGCAAAGAACTGTAATAACTGCTGTGCGTTCACTGCAAGCTCGTGCTTAGATTGTAATAAAGGAATTGATAAAGTGTTAGGGTTAACATTCAAATCCTCTGCATACGCTCCATTTACGCTCGCTACTTCTGCAATGTGTCCAGACTTCTTTAAAAAGAGAGAGCGTCGTTCATCTACGACACCCTCTGGAATAGTCTCTCCGATCTTATACTGCTTTCCGCCAAAATTAACTGGCTTAAGTGCAACATAATTCATATAAAGCACCTCCTACTCAGATACGCAACCACTTAAGAACGTTGCAAGGTCATCGGAAGTCTTTTTCATGTCTGTTGCCATAAGTCCTTCGATGAACTCTGAATGTGATCCTCCTGGTCCATCATACTGTGATGTAGCCATCCACTGTCCATTTCCAAGCATATCCCATGTATAAATATATCCGGCAGATGGTTCTTCAAGATCTACTTCTTTCGGTGCATAAGTTAATAATGCACTGTTATCGTCGAAGACAAATTTCATATCGGCTTTCTGACCGATTTCTGCTGCATTATAAGTTGCATACAGAACTTTTACTTCTTCCAGACCAAGTACAGCTGCAATTACCTGTTCGTTAACAAGTGCTGGATTCGGTGTTGACCCTGAACCTGTAACTCTTTCTAAGAACTGCGGATGATTTTTGATTGCCTTATACGCTCTGTATCCTAAGCATAATTTGTTAGGCATTCTACGTCCGTTTAAAAGGATTTCTTTCTTCATCTCATCAAACTGACCTACGATGTCCGCGTTTGCATCATCAAAATGCACAAACTGTTTAGATGTTGAAGCTGTTGCTTCTCCTGTCTTAACATTTGCCCATGCGTCAGCATTGAAAAACTTGTTTGCAAAGACCATATCAAGGTGCAGATTCATCTGTTCTGAAACCTGTTTTACCTTTGCACGTCTCGGATCAATCGTTGCTGGTGCTCCAGTTCTCTGGTAATCCAGAGCTGTGATGTTATCTACTCCGACGATGATCTGATCTACCTCACATTTGTAAGTATCATCTGAATGAGAGAATACAGCCGGATCTACTGCTCCGAACTTAGGCTTTCTCTTTACCTGGTCTTTCGCGATCTCTTCTTTGTTGAAGATATAGTAGCTTCCAGTGCTTGCATGTACTGGAAGAATTGGAAAGATGCTTGGAGCAACATTCATTCCAGGTGCCTGAAAATAGCTCATTGCCATATTGGTTAAGTAATAGTTTGGTCTCCAGCCTTTCGCAATATCAACTGCGATTGCTGCTGCGTTGTTATGTCCTGTGTTCATTTATTTCATTCCTCCTTTATTTACGCTTCATATCCAGCATGGATGATCGCAACGTTTACGATGTCTCCTTTTGCTGTCGCTGGTGTCAGTGCCATAGCTAAGATGTACTGCCCTGTTGTTGCCTTCTGGCATAATCCCTCTGCATCAACAGCAAGGAAATCTCCAGCCTCAATCTTTGCACCAGCTGCCCACATGCCCTGATTTCTGATCTGAACAGTAATATCATCGCCTTTGGCTACTGTTTCATCTCCAAGAAGCACAATTCCTGTTGCTTCCTTTCCGGCTTCAGGAATTTTTGCTCCATCTTTTGTTAATAAAACCGCTACGGCTGTTTTGAGTTCTGCTCCAGCTGTAACATTGATCACTGGACTTCCACCAGTTGGATTGTATTCATATGTTCTGTTTGCCATCTTCTCTGTACCTCCTTTCTTATTTATCGAACATTGCTCTTAATTCAGGATCATTCTGCATAACGATATCCTGTGCCTGTGCATCAGTAAGGTTTGGCATAGACTTTTTGATCTCTGCTACCTTTGCGTTCATCTTTGCAACACCTTCTGTATCGTCATTTCCTGTGTGAGCTCCACCAGATTTACCGATTTCCTCAAACAGACCTGATTTCTGAATTACCGCAAGGTTGTTATCCATGGATGCAATGAAGTTGTTATACGCTTCATCGGATGTTGCTTTCATGGATTTCAGAACTGGCACTAATTCCTCTGCTTTTGTTCCTAAGAGTTCATACTTCTTAGCAACTTCTTCTAAGGACTTCTGTTCTGCTTCCTCTGCTCTCTTCTGGATTGGTTCCATGATCTTCTTCATCATAGAAGTGAAGTCCTTTGTAACACCTTCCATTGCTTTATTCACTGCTTCCTGAACCTGTCCATCAATATCAGCTCTTTTTGCAGTATCCTCTTTTTTTGCATTTGCATCATCCTGTAATGCTTTTAATGCTTCTTTCTTTTCTTCCTCTGTCATGTTTGAAATATCAAATGCCATTTCATTCTCCTTTTCTTTTTTTTCTTTGTTAATAGTTTCTGGATCACAAGATTTTTCAATGACTTCTTGCATTTTTGCGATCTCAAAGTCATCTGCAACAACAGTATCTTCTTTATCCGTTGCTGCACGTTCTAATTTGATCCAAGACTTGGATGCATCATCCGAAAATGCCTTAAACTGATCAATGCTCTGTGCGATTGCTGCCTGTTTATCCTCACACTCTTTATCGAGTAGGATTGATACAATCGACTGTTCCAGAGAGTTGCAGGCATTCCAGATCTGATCCCTCACGTCGTAGATCTTCTTTTCATTCATTACATCATCAAATGATGTTGCTTCATCTTCCATGGACTTTCTGACATCTTCTGAATTTACTCCTAAGCTGTCACAAAACGCATTAAAGAATCGCTTGAAAAAGTTTCCCTTCGGTTCTTCTGCACCTCCTCTCTTTTTAATCAGGATATTTGCTTTCTGATCTGCTCCGATGTCTACTGCATCGATCTTTTTTACTTCCAGATCTTCCAGCTTTGTCTTTCCTTTTGTTTTCATGTTTCCTCCTTTCTAACGACACTTTTTCGAGTTTTGAAACGTTTTATTGCGTTTTTGATACGCAAAGTGCAATTTTTGATACAAAAAATAGACCAATTTGCATTTTTTACAAAATTGGTCTATTTTCATTTCAGATTTCACTTAATTTTAGAATAAATTTCAGTTTCTCATTTCAGATTTTACTTCTTCAATGATCTTCTGAATCTTTCTTTTATAGTTCTTGTTCCCTGTCAGCCTTATGTGGCTTTCCAAGGTCCTTAAATTTCTTGACGTTGGAACTCTTCTACGTTCCACGTTCTTCTTGATTGCGATCGCAACTCTTTTATTCCTACAGTGCGTATGATGCAATTCAAAGCAATCAGGATTGTACACGATCCATTCATCCTGTCGGTGTGATTTCTTAATCTTAAGAATGAGATCATCTCCTAATCTGCAAACATCCAGTCATTCGCTAACATATCAGCTTGGCTCGCTAACCATCCCATCTGTACACCAGACGTGCCGATAAACGCAATTGCTTTATTTCCAATGTCATTGTGATCACAATTAACAATTGTTCCGTCTGCTGCTGTGTACGAAATACATGTTGCAAGCTGAATATACTGTTTCTTTCCATTCCATCCTTTTCGTGCAACCTTAAGTCCTCTCTTTAAATACTTAATAGCGTTGGAAAAATCAAAATATGCTGCACCACCTAACTCTGGGCAATTTTCTTCATCTGCGATCATCCATTCATCAGATGTAATATTTCCGAATGTATATTCAGGACATTTTGTTTCTCGAATATCAATGTCTTCGCCATCTTTCGTATGCATCATAATTGATTGCTTTTCTACATCCCAGAACCAATATCCGCCCCATGATGGTAGCTTCACTTTTCCTCCGGATTTCATAATTTTGAATGCATCTCTAAATTCCATTATTCGTCCTCCTCAACTTCAATACGCTTCGCTTTACCCTCAATACTGAACATCGTATAAGTTCCGTCCTTGATCTTTGCCCAAACATCATCGTCTGTGATGTGGAAACCAACCCACCAGCCTTCAGGCAACGTACCTTCCTCTATACCGAGAGTTTTCATCTTTTCCTTAGTGAATATAATACTCTCGATTAAAACGCCTGCACCGCCTCGCTCGTGCATCTCTCCGGCTTCACGATAGAACTCTACATAGGTATATGCTGTCTGTTCTAGTTCTTCCGGATCAATTAAATCGTTCTGGCGGTCAATCAGCTGATTTCCATTCTCATCGACTGCAATCTTGGCCCATCCAAAGACGTACTGCTTTTCTTCGTCCTTCTTAGTAATATCTACTCGATTCAAGGACTTTCGTATACTGTCCTGTGTCTGTGCTGGGGATCGTATATAATCGTTAAAATATCTCATGCTTCCTCCTTCTTATACAGCCGATCAAAGTCATTCTTACGAACTACATTTAATCGACCGACTGAATCTTTTACAACATAGTCTCCTATTCTTGCAACAAGTCTGCTGCCTTTATATCTTCGTGCATTAAAATAGACCGTGCATCCTATAACGGCTGTTGCTCCGTCTTTCTGTACACGATCTATCATAATTTCTTCGGTATTCATTTTCTTTGTGAACCAGTCAGGGGCGATCATATCAATATCAGGTGTGATCTGCACTGCCTGAACTGTCTGCTCTATTGCTTTGTACTTCATCATTCTTCTTTCTTTGCATATCGTCCAGTTCCATTTGCATAATGGATTCCGTCACAGATTTTCATAGTTACTTCTAACATCCCTAAAGGTTCAAACTGCCTACGAATATTTCTCGGAATTGTCTTATCCTTTAACCATTCATGCATGTCGTCCAGTAATTCAAACCATTCTTGTTCGTGTTCTGATACATCCATATCTTGTTTCATTAGCTGATCGAATCTTTCTTTTAATTCAAGATGTTTTTCCATTTTCTAAAGCCTCCATCCAGTGCGATACCTTCTGATAATCTTCAATATTTCCTGATAACATCATTTTATCATAGATCATATTATTCAGCCAGTCATACCTATCTGGTAACGGAACAGAAATAAGCTTCATTGCAAAATCATAATCATTTTTAAATAACCCAGCAACTTTATTTATATTTCTTAAAGCTTCTGTCATATGATCGTACTGTGATTCAAGAATTTGTATATTCTCTTTCTTGCTAATCTCCTGTGCTGCAAACTGTACCGAACCCTCTTCCATGTTCTCATACTGTTTATACATTTTATGATCATATTTTGTAACTGATCTAGCGTGTAACTGTTCATGTAACAAAATATGTGGGGCTGTTTCATGTCTGGTTATAATATCTCCGTTCCACTGGATACCATAAACACCAGAATCATCATCAACTACGACCTTTCCACTCCATGAGCTTTCAAGATCAAGATGTTTGTCTGCAATCTCTGACATTTTATTAGCATGGGTTTCTATTTCCTCTGTGCTGTACTCTCTCAGTTCATCTTCTTCTGTTTCATACTCTGCTGCCATGGATTTTGAATTGACATACATCACACAGCATTTACACCTCGGATGAAGCGGAGGAAGTAGCTTACCTGGGGCAAATTCTTCGTCCATTCCAACAACTTTTCCGTTCAGTTCTCTACATGTGCTGCATGTATTCTCACTGTCCGTTGCGGACCATTTTTTGTCCTGTGGTGGTAATATACCCTGATCGACAAGATTCTTTGTATGCTGGTATCTGCCATACTCATAGGCAAATGCTCTTTCGGTCTGTGCGATCGTCTTTGCTCTTTCTCTGAGCTGACGTTCTGCATACTTCATCTGCTTGTCTCTTGCCATCTGTTCAATCTTTTCTGGCTTTGTTCTTGGGTGTTTCTTCTCCAACTCTGCCTTGATCGTCTCATAATACTTCATAGCTGCCTGAGTCTGTGGCTTTGTTAAACCAATACAGGGACGGATAAACCTTGCAAGCTCATCTGTTCCCATATGTTTTCTTATTCCGATATCGATCATTGACTGAATTGCATCTTTCTGTACTCTTGTACAATTCGTTACAAGCTCAGCTGTGTGATTTTCCAACCAATCAGATACCGCCCAATGATCTGCATCAAATTTATATCCAATGTCTATTCCTTTGTGCTGGTTTTGATTTTTAGCACCAGCTTTCATTGCTTTAACCATCTCTGGTGCAATCTTATCATGAACCAGTTTTGAATAATCCTGTTGCCATTCTTCTACAGATTTCTTGGAGATCACACCAGCCTGAATAGCTTCTCTGATCTCTTTAAATGTAAAAACCGTCTGCTGATCCTTCCAATACCTGACCAGCAAGCGTGTTAATTCTGGACTGCTGCTATTAAGAAACCTCTCTAATGCTTCTTTCACATCATTTGGCTTCATCGATCCACGCTTCTTAACCTTTCGGAATAGGAACATATAATCAGCTCCTTCCTAATCGTTTCTTGGCTTCCTGTACCTTTCCAACATCTTCGGCAACGTCCTGATTGTCCTCTGGGTGTACATTATTTCCCTGTGATCCAAGATCATTTGTCTGCTGATCTTCTCTATCAGGATCAATGAACCTTTCATCCTCAGATACCTTTGGTGGCAAATTACCAGCCTCTCGAACATATGTTTCCAGTTCGTCGTCTGGGATCAATACACCAGTGCCAACCATTGCCTGAATGTACTGTGCTAATTTGTTCATGTCGATTTTTTCAATATCTCCGTGAACCATCTTCGGGTAGTCTGTGATCCCCTTGAAATGTTCTCCGTTTAGATCAATCAATCTTGGGATCGCTTGGTTATTAAACGCTTCACAGATAATGTCAAGGTATGATCCAATCGCTACAGCAAATAACTCTGTCTTATCATCGGACAATGCAAATGATCCAGTGTGTTCATGCCCCAACAGAATAAAATCCGCAAGCGTTGTCATTGCTATGCGGCTATCATAACGAGTTATGATCTCGTTCGTATCAATCTGTCTGCTTCCACCTGTGGAAACAAGCTCGAACTTAAATCCCGGTGGTAACACGATTCCAGCACTTTTGTCTTGTCGGACATTCTTTACCAAACTATAAGCCCATGCTAACAATCTTGCACCTTCGGGATCATCTGGATTATACAAGTCAACACCTTCTGGTGGTGTGACCATCGGTATACCAGCGAGATCTCTTTCAATCCCAATTCCCTCAAATTCCTGAATACCTTTCTTGAAGTACCAGGAACGATAAGCATTTCTCAGGATACTCCTTCCTTCTGGATTTCCTTTTCTGGATCGGGTTCTGAAATGGATTGCCTTTTCCAGCGGAATCGTATAAAGTCCAAAATTTGGCGGTGGCATCTGCGTCATGCCAATAAGATTGTCTTCATCGTCATACTCCCATTGATACAACGAATCCTGTGATCGGATAGGAAGCTTTCTCCATCCAATCAAACCATCGTCATATTTGCTGTTCGTCTTAGGGTTTCCTGTTCGCCCTGATCTCCTCTTATATACGATCTCATGATATGACCAACCATATGTAAGGAATGATAATATTTCCGATACTGTGTCAGTCCATGTGCTCTGCATATCATCCATGCAAGACTCAACGAACTCCGCTGCCTCTATATCCTTTTGATCGTCTCCCTGTGGCTCTACGGAAAACTGTGCCTGTCTAAGCAATGTATCTAACGCAAATATGATTGCTCCAATCACATCGTCGTTAGATTCCATTTCTGTATATACCTTTACTCCTCGTTGTCCTCTCAGCTCTGGGAGAAATTCTTCGTAAAAGCTACCGCCCCACCGATTTTGACCGATGCGACCTATTTCATCATACAATGCTATTTCACCTCCAGTAACTATCTTTTGTTCCAACATCACTTCCTGGAACACTGATTGGTTTAATTTTGTTTCTGTAGCAAGATAAAACAACAGCATCTGCCCGGTCCGGAGACTCTCCGATGCGTTCTTTCATTGCTTTTTTTGATTCTAGTCGTATCTTCCCTGATGAACTAAGATCATATTTTCTCGCACTTAATTGTGCGATAAGCTCTGTATCATTTGGTAATACTGCTTCTTTTTCTTCTAACATATCTCTTAATATGGACCATGCATAAGATGTGATATCATGATATTTTTCTGCTGCTTTCTTGTCTGGAACGGCAGCAGAAAAATTAACCGGAACGATAACTACACCAGATAGCTTTCCTTCCGATTTTAATTCATTCAAACGATCTGTTACTCCTCCACCAAGACCAGTATCATCTATGATCACATATATTGTTTTTTTATATTTAAACTTTTCCTTGATATTCCTACACTCTACAACAACATCTCCTACAGTTTTCATTAGATCTTGACCATGCCTAATCTTTTCTAGTGTGATCTTGTTATTCATATTTCTTGCGATCACTGTGTCATCATCACCAAAACGGGCCACATCGACTCCCAAAGTGCAAATATCAGCTGGTGGTATCTCTTCCAGGATGATCGATGCTTCCAACATTTCCAAAGGCATATAAACATCATCATCCTGTTTAGGAAACAATCCTTTTACTCTGACTCTGACAACATTACTTTCTTCTCCATATTTCCTGATCAGAGAATCAATGTTGTCCTTATTAGTTCTTTTAGACTCTGCGGAGTTTACAGTGATGCAATAATATAATTTACGATCCGATGTATGGCTGTCGTAAAATGTACCGCTTGCTTTTGTCGGGTTTCCACAAAGTAGCAATTTATTATTTGATCCTGTCAGAGTACCTAAGATTGCTTCCATGATCGGATCTGCAACACCAGAAGCTTCATCAACGATAAATAGCATATTATCCTCATGGAATCCTTGCATATTTTCTGGAGTGGTTGCTGTTCTTGCTACTGCATACCAACGTTCTTTGCTGCCAATCATAGATATTTTTGTTTTGGTCCACTGTAGTATCTCCTTCAATAACGGAGATTTACTTTGCCACTTTGAAACCTCTGCCCATAGAACATCGTTCAACTGGTGCAGTGTTGGGGCTGTTGCAACAACTCTTGCATTCTCAAAACAGCTTAAAAACCATAACAATGTTGCGGCTTCAAATCCTGTTTTTCCAACACCCTGTCCGGATTTTATCGTTACTTTTGAATTATCTCTTAAAGCAAATGCTGCTTCTTTTTGCCATTCATCTGGATAAAAAAAAAGAACTTCTTCAAAAAATTGAACTGGATTCTGCTGCCATAAAGGAATACTCTCTACAAGGAAATCATGTAATACTCTATCATCCATCTGATTCCCTCGCTTTTTTTACAGCATCCATCCAAGATTGAACTGCATCTTCTCCTGTATCAGTTTCACTGTGTCTGATTTGTTCTGTCTTAGCTCTGATCTGCTCAATCTTAGCTTTCTGTTCAACTGTAGCAATATCCATATGATCTGCAAGCCATTGTAAAGCTTTCATCTTATCAACCAGCTTAATACTCGCTCCGTCTTTTCCTTGCTTCACTTCCGTGATCAACGTTCCATCAACATCTTCAGATTGTTTGAATTTCACAGTATTGACTTCTTTTTCGAGAACTTCTTTTTCTCCAGTTTCTTTGTTTTCTACCATTACTGGACCAAAAGCACCCATAACTTGAATATTTTCTCGCCCAAACGATACATAATCTGTCACATCTGCAAACGCAATATCCATGTACTTTTGAAAGATATCTTCCTGCTTTAACAGTTCCCTGTTCATATGATTCTGCTTTAGCTGTTCAATCTCTTTTCTGATCACTGGATTCTTCATAAGCCTGCTTCCTAATACTGCAGCAGATGCATAAGTACATCCTGGATAAGCTTTCATGTAAGCTTTCGTGTAATTAAACATCCTAGATTGATACAAACAAAAAAGCTGCTGCTGATCGGTAAGTTCATCGTTGATCGCGACTTGACTTACGTCCTCTGCAACGGCTTCTTTTTTGTGTGCACCCTTTTTATTTTGTGTGCACCCCTTTTGGATGCATTCTGTCTTTTTATCTCTCGACCATGCGTATCGTTTCTTCCATGACTTTACAGTGTTGATCGAGACTCCATACTTGGCAGCAATGTCTTTATATTTCATTCCCACTACATAGTCGGCTTCTGCAAGTATGTAGTTTTTTTCTTCACTCAAACATTACCACCTTCTTTCTTATTTCTTAAATGGACCACCAGGGACTCGAACCCTGGACTGTTCATCGGTTATAAGCCGACCGCTCTCCCTGCTGAGCTAGTGGTCCTTAAATTTATGTACGAAAAAAGCACCCGAAGGTGCTTGATTCTTTATATTATCTAGCTTTTGTTACTCCAAGTACGCTCATCAATGCTTCTCTTAATACTCCAGATACATTGATATGAGCTTCTTCTGCTTCTCGATTTAACCAATTGGGTAATGTCACATTTCTACGAACCATTTTATTATCGATCGCTCTTCTATACTCTGTAAGATCAACATCAACTAAAGATACAATTCCTTTTCCATCTTCTGCAAACGTTCCATTAGTCACGTCAACATCTGCTATTGGTGTAGGTTCTGGTATTGGTTTATTTTCATCCTGTAAATTGATACATGCTAAACCGATTGCATCTCTTGCCATTTCTATCGCATCTGCAATGGTTCCTTTTGCCTTACCCTCTTCATTTGCTTCTGTTAAAATTCCAAGATCCGGAACTTCAACTAAAATATTCGTATCTACATCTGTAAAGATAACTGGGTATGCTCCTTTCATTTCGTTCTCCTCCTATTATAATATATCTATTATGTGTTAAGGACAGGGGATTTTATAATCCCCATTTCCTTAAAATTGCTCTTGCTAACCTTTCATTTATCTCGCGATGTCGTGGAATCTTTTCTTCATCATCCCCTCGCTTATAAATATCATGGTTTCCTCCGTGTCTTGCAAATTCAAAACCCGCTTTTTCAAGTTTCTTCACTAGGTCTCTTTGCTTCATAAGTTACCTCCTTATGATTATATTATACACATTTAGTGTGTATAAGTCAACGCCTAGTGTGTATTTTATGTGTATTTTGCATAAGAAAAACCCGAGATGATTTAAAAAATCTCTCGAGCTTTCTTACTTCGAAATACATACCATTAAAGAAGAACTTTTCGTATAGTATCAATACACAAAATGTTTAGTCTATATATTAAACTATTTTCCTACGACAGTGAGCGACATTTATTCATTTTATGCAAAAAATCTTTCATTTCTCTTCTGTAGATTCTTTTCATTGTACGCAATCTTTCTTTTAGGATGCATGGCATTCATCCTGTGCGCTACCTGTGTCCATGTCATTCCATCAATATAATACAGTCGGAAAATAGTTCTCAATTCACTTTTTTCGATGCTACTTATATACTGTTCTACTTGATTTGTTAATTCTAAAAGTTCATTTTCCTTTTTGATCAACATAGATTTTCGTTTATTAAGCAGCAGCCTCTTTCTGCTAAGTTCTGGTACTGGCATACCCTCAACAACAAAGTGCTGTATTCCACCCATGCCACCGCTTACTGTGTCTTTTACCGTTCCTTCTTCTGCAATTCTGAAGATCTGCTTTTCAGTCTCTGTGATTCTTCTCCTTAAATCTTTAATTTCTTCTTTCATGTCACAATATTGGATCAGTGCGTTCTTGTCCACGTTCTCCCCTCCTGTTACGATTTATTATCTGCTGCCTTATCCGATCCGCCATCTCCTGATACTCTTGCTTGTATTGCACCTGATCGGCACAAATGCCCATGCAGATTATCTCTGCACAGGCTTTGCATGGATCAATCATATCTGCCTACCGCTCTTTCTTTTCATCTGGCGGTTTCTTATGATCGCTTTTCTTGCATTTGAGTAATAAGGCCGTGATTCTTTCTCTCTTCTTCTTAATTCCTGTTCCTTTGCCTTCCAGGACAGATACTTCTCACATCCTGTCTGACAAGCAACTCTCTTTGATCCGTGTGATCTATCTTTACAATTTAGGCACGGACAATCTCTATATGCCATTTATGTATCAACTCCTTCGACTTATTCTTCAACTAATATTTCAACTAATCTAATAATTAGTTCAACTTTCGCAGCGGACATTTGCTGCATACTGTTTCTATCAGCTCATCATAGTCTTTTATTTCGCTTGGATACTTGCAATAGTTATCACAGATGTTGCTTTTTATTTCATCAAAAAATTCTGTTATTGTCTTTGGTTCCTCTTTCACGACACCTGTAAGATTCTCTGTTATTGTCATAACTCATCCCTCTCTTTCGCTACAGCACAGAGTGACATCACTGCCACTCCTGCTACTGCTCCAATAACTAATCCGCTTAAAAATCCAACGATCATAAATTAACCCTCCATCATATTTTCAAACCTGTATTTTTGCTTTGCATCTGGATATTTTTCGTGATCTACTTCACTCATAAACATCTGTAATGGCCTAGCATACATTCTCTGCATCTCTCTTATATCTGAATATATTACAAATAATTCATTTGTTTCTGTATGACGAGCCACTGTAATAACAACGTACAAACTTCCTTTAAAGTGTTTGTATACTTCATATGCTTTCGGCATGTGTCGTCCATTTAGCATTTTCGCCGCTCTTTCTATTTTCTCTATTGTCTTTCCCATATTCTTAACGCTCCTTTATTCCAAGTGGAATGTTACATTCTGCATGATTGATCCCAGTATCAAAAATTTAATAGCTTGATAGCAATCTTTTTTTCGGTCGGAATAAAAATAAATTCCATAACATGCGATTGTTAGTGTTAAACTTAATACTTTTACAGCATCTTTTGTTGTTATCATTTCTTACTGCCCCCCACATCGTAAATCTCACATGATACTACTTCGTTTCCTGTTCCGTTATCTGTAACCTCAACATCCACGTCATATCCGTGATCTACCAGAGCATCGATGATAATACTCTGGATGGATTCTTCTTTTGTGTGGATATAGGCTTTTCCTAATCGTTGTCTGACTTTGCCCATTATTCTTCTACCTCTACACCGAAAATGTATTTTAAGATTCTTTCTTCTCCCACCGCTTCAATTGCGTCACGAGCAATAGGAGCTGATGTAAAACATGTAGCTGATTCTTCTTCTATGTAATATCCCCGTGTTATAAAAAGATCATTTACTCTATGATTAAACGCAATCATATAATGACCGTTGTCATTATTCCATGCTTCCTTTTCGGGATCATTGTGCTCTAATGCGTATCTTTTCAGTTCTGCTTTTACCTTTGCTCTTTCTAATGCAAAGCACACTTCCTCTCTCGTTTTATATACATTCCCAATTTTAAATCTTTTATAATCAGCACCGGCTTCTTGCCAAGTATCTGTACATACATCGGTAAAATCGTTTATGTAATAATATTGGTCTATTTTTTTAGGCTTCCACACACGACTTTCCTTGCTCGGTTCTTCACTCGCTTTGCCTAACACTTTTGTAAACTGTTCTCTTTCTTCTTCAGTCAAATTGTCTAAATGTATTATGTTCTGTTCATTCATATTCTCTTCTCCTTAATCTCTTGGTTGATACATCAACTGTTGTATTGTTCCATTAGTTGATGTATTAATTGGTATATTAGTTGTTCCTTAACTTTCTTTAACAATTAATAGAAACGATCTTTCTGCATTTCATCATCAACTTCTTTTGGTATCGGAATCGGTTCAAAGTCATCATTTTCCCCATTCATAAATTCAATCAGACCATCTATGTAGTTGTTAAATTCCACCATTCTTTTTTCTTCGTCAGTCATTATCAATCACTTCCTTCTCACAATGAATGCAACTATCATCACACTTGATCCGAACCTTTAGCTTCTGCTGCTTGTCCGGACACAACTTCATTTTTCTGATCGGTTTACCTGTGATCTCACAGATGTAGCCTTTAAATTCTTTCTTGTTTACCATACTGCCACCGCCTCATGTAAATGTTCTCTTAATACGTCTGCTGCTTCGTGCTGATTTTCATGCTCCAATAACTTAATCACATTCGGTAACACTCTTCGCCCTTTATCGATCACTTCCTGGTTTGATGCAATCATTTCTGCATTCATGTCGATGTTATAACGTTTCTTTAAATCAATTGCCATGTCTTCAAATGTTACAAAATGTTCTGCGTACTGATCCAGAGATACCAGGCACATGGATTTATGATCATATGCTTCTTTGAATCTTCGAAGCCTCTTTTCTCCAAAGCCTTCGCTATCTGCCAGTGCTGATAATGCTGTTGTCATGATGTTTCCATAGAGTGTTGTTGCTAGGATTTCAAAAGCTTTATCTAATCTGTCGTTGTCGATCAGAAGTCCAACTCTCAATGCTCCTCGCATCTGAAGCTCTTTTCTTAATCCATCAATTCCCTTTTTTTCTGCAATACCTAACGCATACGCCATTCCTGCCATTCTTGCTTCCTGCTCTTTATCTAATTTTCCCATCGTTATTTCCTCTTACTCGTATGATCACAGACAACTTAATTCTTTACCTGAAACAATGAATTATCCCAATCACTGTCCTATTACTTTTTGCCTGATTGTATAATTCATTGCGATTCCTTGTTTGTGGTTTGCAAAATGATAATTGTAATACTGAATCTAGATCATGAAAATAAACAGAAACTTGAAAAAATATGTTTACATCGTATGATTTGTTAATAGTTACTTGAGAAATCTTAATCAGGTAAAGAATTAAGTTGTCTGTAATGGTACTCCTTTCTACTTTACATTACTGCCAATAACTTATTAATAAAGTACTGCTGCCCTTTACCAGTAACCATCGTTGTTCTTGTTATTCTTATGCTCTCGTCTGGATTTGTGATCGTTCTTTCCTTGATTTCAAACAACCCTGCTTCCATGGATTTCTGCGTTGGCATATTTTTGCTTGATCCACCTTTGATCAGGTATCCATTATTTCTCAGGTATGCGAACAATCTATTCTGACCTGTGTGCACTCCGTTTTGCCGAAGAATCTTAGCTAACTCTCCAATCAAGATAGATGTATCGCTCGTGGACACAGCATCGGCAAACGCTTCCTTTGGTTTCATTCTCTTGTTATCTTCTAACAATGCAGCATTATTACTCTGTAGATCATTTATTGTCTTTTGAGCTTCTAATACTGCTAACGCTAGCAATTCCTTTCCTTGTGGGATATGATCTGCAATGATTTGCTCCATCGTGTGAAATCTATCAATATACTTTGCTGTAAACTCGGTTCCTTTAATTCCTGTGAGTTTATGAGCGATAAATTCGCATCCTTTCTTTGTGATCTGGTAACATGGTCGAGTTCGATTGTTATTATCTACATATGTTGATTCATTGAAAAATTCGTCGTGTCCAAGATTGGACTGTGCTAATTGATCAATGTATTCTCTTATGTCTCTCATCAGTTTGTTATGTGCTTTACCTACCATCTCAGCAACTTCAACACTACTGATTGTCTGTTCAATCCTATCCATACACTATGTCATCTCCTAACTGTTTCTTTAACAACTGCTTCTCCAGATTCTCGTAATCACAATCTTTGACTTCTCGCTGTGTAAAATTGTGTATAGTTTCTTCTTTCTTTGGTTTCGGTGTTGATTTCTTCCGTTTCTTTGATGTAGGGAAGAAACTCTTATATCCTCCACCAAATGCTTTTCTTACAATGCCCAACTTATCAGAATCGTTCTCAGCCAGAGAATCAAGTTCTTCTTTCAAGGCATTGATCTGTTCTGCAGATAATGTTGGTCCAGTATGATTCCTCATATCAAGATAAAGACAGAACTCTCTGTTCAGATCTGGATTGCTATAATATATATTTTTATTTACTTTACTTTCCTTTTGTCGTTTTTCTGTTGCAGAAATATCTTTTTCTGTTGCAGAAATGCTTGTTTCTGTTACAGAAATGCTATTTTGTGGTGCATTTAATAAAAGTTGACCGTTTTCATCAATCAACCAATATTTACTTCTATCGACTTTGTTCCTAACAGTCACTTCTTTATAGCGTCGCTGAACTCCAACAGAGGTAATAACATTTTGATTCAGGAGGTCTTGATCGAAAAGACCTATCTCCGCACAATAATGAATTACTTGTAACACAAAGTCTTTTTTCTTTACCCAGCGGTTACCAATGGTTTTGATTATTTTTACCGCTAACTGCTCCATTTTAGGCACTTCCAGGTAATATCCTTCATGATAAATCATGCATAGAACAACATCATAGATGGTCTGCCCTAATGGACCATACTCGTTCATCAGATCCATGATGTTAAAATCGTCGTAATAATCGACATCTTTAGGAAAGTAATCTAGTCCTGTTTTGGGTTTACGGCCCACTTTAAGAACACCACCTTCCGTTTATGGTTCTTTCGCTGCATTGCAGCTTCTACATAACAATGCTAAATTATCTTCTTTGTTTAAATCTTTGTATGGAAGTCTCTTTTGTGCAAACTGAAGAACAGATACAACATGATCTATTTGTAAATGCTCTCTGCTGCCACATATACAGCATTTATTCTGATACTTTGCTTTGATATACTCTTTTACATCTTTCCTAGCGATAAAATTAGAAGATGCGTTTCTCAATGCTTTATATCGGATTTTTAGATTATCTGAATTGATATTTCTGATTGTTTGCCATCTAGGGTTCCATTTTGGAAAATTCAAATCATCCATTTTTGATTTCTTCTATCTCTACTTCAACTCGTGGGTCCTCTGCATAATGCTTTTCCATATGCAGCGTTACCACCTGCGTATCATCTCTGTATGCTAATTTATTCAATGCATCAAGAATACTTTTTGCAATGTTATCAATGTCTGGTTTCTTCGTTGGAAACATAAGGTCTTCCAACATCTGTTGTTTCTTTTTCTTGCTTGTACTCTTAACGATCGGATAATAAGCTATGATCGTTACTTTTAAGGGCTGTCCGTCATTAAAAATGATGTTGTTTGATTCCTGCCTGTAACAGCACTTGATCAGATTCTCATACAACATAGTACCTTCTGGCGTATATGAGAAAGTTCCACCTTTTTTACTACGGACAGTTTTCGCCCTGGCTTTTCCTTTCGGTGCACCAGGGACTGTAAATCTAACTGTCTCCATAACTGTTACCCGATGATCGTGATCACTTTTAACAGTTCTTCCGGTAAATTCTCTGTTAAATATTTCTTGATAGCATCTACAGCTTCATACTTCCAGAGACCACCATCAGCTTCAACAAGTTTGAATAATGGTTCTCCGTTAGAACCTTCTCTGATTCGAAAGATAAACTTGCTTTCTGGCTGTTCTACTTCCAGGAAGGTACGATATGGGCGAAGTGTTACTGGATTTGGTACGATCACATCTTCTTTTCCTGCAATACCTTTTGTGATCGTAGCTTTCTGGCTGACTCCATCATCTCCATAGTTGGCCACTGTTTTATTTTCTACGTTTCCAGCAACTGAAAGAATCAGTTCTGTTTCATCACTCTGTTTAAAGGCAGTCTGCATGTTGATTACAAACGCTTCCTGATCATAGTAATGATCGAAATCAAAACCATTTGGATTTGTACCTACGCGGAATAATTCTTCTCGATTTCTTTCATTTGTAAGACCAGATAGTAATCTTACTTTTGTTGGAGATTCTACATGAATGATCATAGATTCTCTTAACTCTTCACTCTTTCCACTGATATAATCGATCAGAGAATTAAGACTTGTAGCTGTCAATGGTTCTGCAAACTCTTCTCTGTCATATCGTGACATAGATTTATCGCAATAAGTCTTTCCTGCGATTTCTACAACATGTGGCTCTCTTGCACTGTCTGTCAATTCTTCTATATGTTCCATTGCTTCTCTTAAAAATGTATTATCCATTGTTATGTATCCTCCTGTTTTATGCCTGTTTTGCTTTTCTTAAATCAATTACTTTATTGCTTGGTTCGTAGATCTCTCCAGTGTCCGGATCAAATGCTTTCTGTGGCTCATCTTCTTCCTGATCGATCACATCATCAACATTCATCTGACCAGGAATCTGGTTAAAGATTTCAACCGCTTCAACCTCTCCGGTGCGAAGATCTCTGCCCATACTCAGTGCTGTTGTAGCTCCAAGTTCTGGTGCAAGACTTAACTTTGTTTCTACCGTAGTTGCCACAAAGTTTCTTTCATCGTTTGGCCGGAAACTGATTGATACATTGATCTTTCTGACCTTCTGCGCATCAGTGTTCGGATCCTGAACATTTTCAGTGATCTTTTCTAATGCCTTATTAAGCTGTACTGAAAGTTTCCCTCCTGCAAACTGTTCTAAGTTAATATGTTTCATCGTGTTGCTCCTTTCTTTTATTTAAAGAACTGCTGTGGTTCTTCTTTTGTTGTTTCTTCCTGTAGTTCCTGTTTTTCTGGTTCAGGTGTTTCCTCTGCCGTTTCCTGCAGATCCTGATCTGCTACAATATTTTCTTCTGAAACTGTATCTACATAATCTTTTGTTCCATCTTCATGGATCACCGCCATATCAGATTCCATTGCATTCTGCATATCAATGCTCATGATTCCCCATTTACTGATCAGCTGGCGAAGCATTGTCTTATAAGCCATTCCATCAAAATCTTTCTCCCAGAATGTATATCCTTTTTTTGCTGCATACCCTTTGGAATACTTTAATGCATGTGCTTCCATTTTCTTTTTGGACCAGTACATAGCTTTTCGGAAACCGTTTGTATATTCAAACATTGCATAGTATCCGATCGTCTTTGCTTCTTCCCTTACTTCCTCATCATCGATCAGATTTACTTCGATTTCTTCATTCAGTGGATCAAATCGAACCAATTCCCCATCCTTAATTGCCAGAACGTTTAGTTTTTTGTACTGCCCTGAGCGGATCGCTAACTGAATGTATCCTTTATAACCAAGCTGAAACTGTGCTTCTTTACATCCTTTTTTGTTGTTTCTGAATGGAACCATGTAATACTGTCCAAGCTGTGGTGATGGAGAGAGTTTTAAAGACTCTCCAAGTAGTGCAGCACTTAAGATTGATGGATTTGTACATTCCTGTAAATCTGAATTAACCTGTACTGCAGATACAATAGAAGCAATGAAACGATCTCCGTTTTTACCACCGACTACATTATTAATCTGATTTTTTACAGCATCATTTGTAAGATATGCCGTTAATCCTGTTTTCTGCTGTCTGTTTGCTAAACTGTTTCCAACTGCCATCTTATAATTCCTCCTGACTTATGATTTCAAATTCTTCACATGTTTTCTTAAGAATACTGATCTTCGCATTCGCTTCATCAAAGTTGTGTTCTTTTACAACACAACGAAATGTAATCGCTACAGTTCTTTCTTCCGTACGTTTAGGTTTTGGAACTTCTGCCGGTTCTTTTGGCATCTCTGATGCTTCTTTGCTTTCGCCAGCAGATGCCACTTTCTGCGCTTCTTTTTTTAACTGTTGCTGTCTCTGCTCTTCCTTCTGCTTCTGCTCTTCCTCAAATAAGGCTTTCTTCTTGGCGGTCTCCTCTAACTTCTGTTTCTTCATCATTGCAGCGTTCAGATCAAAAGCTTTCAGATATTCTTCTTTCATTTCAAAAACATAAGGACTTGTATCTGCATTGATTACTTTCAGATCGCTGTCAACTTTATCTCTGATCTCTGCGATCTCTGTTGTGATAGATTTCAATGTCGTTGATACATTTAACCAAGAATCCTTATAGATTTTTTCAAATGGAATCGTGCGATCAAGATCACCGATTGTCTTTGAATAGATTCCCTTGATTTTCTCTAATTTTTCTTGCCGTGTTGCTTCTTCGTATCCTTTGATCTGGATGTCAATGTTTCCAATCGCTTGATCAACGATGCCGATCAGTTCTTTTTCCTGTTCTTCAAAAGATGTGTATGGCTGCATGACCTGTCGTTTGATTTCTTTTCTTTTGTTCTCTAATGCGGTTACAAATTTTCGAAGATTAGCACGATCCTTTTTTGCATCCTTAATCTGATCTGCTGTATAGACCAGATTCATATAGTCGTTTGCTTTCTTCTGGATCTCTGTTTTTAACTCTTCATAATTCCAATCAATCTCTTTCAGGAATCCTTCTTCCTGTGGATTGTATATCTTAAATTCCATATGTTTCTCCTTTATTGATTCATCTGATCTGTATCCCGGTAATGAACTATATGGAGAAGCCGAATTACTTACTTCATTTTTCAATGATATTTACTCTACTCTCCAAAATCGTTCCGATTCAGATTTTGTTACAGATGCGCCGTTTTAATCACCTCTTCACGAGTCATATTTAAGATGACTTCAATATGTTCAACCGTCAGGTTATTGCCTTTTAAAATCTCAACAATTTTATTTACAATAGCCTGATTTTCTTTTTTCTTTTCTTGAACCTCTTTCATATATTCATCGTATCGATTCATAACAATTTCTCCTTTTATATTTCTGGAAGAATCAAGTTTGGCTGTTGCCTTCTTTGAACTTTCTGCCAGAACTCTTCTTCTGCTTGTCTTAATATCTCAATATCTTCTTCTACGTCTGATCGCTCAATATGGTAATCTTTTGTCTGCAACCTTATCTGCCCTTGCCATTCTGACTTTAGCTGTGCCCGAAGCTCAACGAAATCATATTCTGTAACAAGTAGATAGTGCAAAACCTGTATGTAGTAGTTATCAGGGATTCGATCATTCCATTTTTCTCGCTGCATACTTTGTAGGATATTTGTAGTCTTGATCTCTAAGATTCCCTTTCTTCCATCCTGATCTGTAAGCTCTCCGTCCAAGGAAGCATGTGCCCATTGATATTTTTCATTTCTGATCATGTTGTCTCCGAAGTATTCAACCTTGTATTCTGGATGGTCAAGAGCAAATAATTGTCTTAGTAGCGGCTCTGCATCATGTCCATACTTCACATAATCCTTATCTGAAATATCCGGAGCGATCCGCTGTCCTGTTTTTTCTAAATAAAGATCAGTGTTGGTTTTATATGGATTGAATCCTAATACCGCAGATGCATCAGATCCACCGATTCCGTGTCTGGCATTTAACCAGGAATCAAAGGAATCGAACTGGATCCGTTTGATTCCTTTGCTGATCTCAATCTCCTGCATCTTTAAACCTCTTTCCCAATTCTTTTAATTTAGGAAAGACAAGATCAAACTGTTCTTCTGACATTCCACAAAACTCAATTCCTGCATTTCCATACTTTTCTCCAATAATCAAGGCATTACCAAGAATCGGGTATCCATGGCGATCTGTCTCATACAGCCATGAAGCTATCTTATTTAATTTGGTTTTGTCACAGTGAAAATAAAATTCTTCATCAACCAACATGCTTACTTTTGATCCCGGCACATTTTTAATCTCAATTCCTGCACCGATCTCTGTATATAATCTCTTGGGCTGTACGTGTTCAATTAACTCACATCTGTTTCCAATGTGTTCTTTCAACTTTTTCCATGATTTAAGTCCCTCATCTGGATATTCCAGCTCTTTTACCTCATTATCAGTTTTGATCAGAATCATCTTTCCCATTGTCATTTCCTCTTCTTTCTTCTAATAATCCCATTAATTTTTCTTTCAGATACTTTGCTTCGTTCATACAGTGCTGATTATCCAAGAACAGCATTGTACTGTAATCTGGTTGCTGTTCTGCATTAAAACCATCTTCCCAGATCCTAACGCTTAGCACTGCGGCAGCTCCATGATATTCAGCTTGTACACATGGAACACCTGGTTCTCGCCAATCTATAGTTCCATCTGTCATTTCTTGCAGCTGCAAAGATAGATCAAAGATCTCAACTGCTGTTTTTCTGATTTCACTTTTCTTCTGATCTGTGTTATAATTTGCTTGTCTATTTAATTGTGTGCCTAATGGAGTTGCCGCTCCGTGGGCACTTTTTTCTTTCTTATCTATCAAATTTCTTCACTCCTTCCTCAAACACCACTGCTGTGATCAAACACACTGCTGCTAATTCTTTAAAAATTCCCATTGCGATCAGCACTGCTGCTGTGCAGATCATTGCTTTTGTTTCTGTATGCATCTTTATGCTCCTTTCTCAAACGCTTATCATTTCAGTTGCAAAAAACTTTTTTGCATTTATGAAATACCTGTGCTTTTTTTCACTTGTCCGGATTGCATATCCCCATGGAAAAATCCCTTGAATCAGTCCTTTTTCGATTGTTGGAACACCCATTCCCATCAAATACGCAACTTCTTTCGGGGTTAACGTCTCTATTTTCTTTTTAGGAATTACTATTTCTTCGAAGTAATTCTCTGGAAGATCAAATGCTTCTGCAATCTCATTTCGTCTCGCTTTTGTTGGTTCCGAATCTCCAGACATCCACTTACTGACGGTCGATCTACTTACACCGCAGATTCTGGACAACTCTACTTGATTGATGTTTTGATCTGCCATTACTTTTTTAAGCCTGTCCCTGAACACCTTTATCACCTGCCTTTCTTCAGATGGCTTAAGTCTCCGTCCGATTGAGTGCTATTTTTAATGATTAACCAATTTAGGGAGGAATTTCGTGTATCGGACAGAGGATTAAGCCATCTGCTATTATTCTGTTGTCTTTCTTCCATATATCTCCTATACTTAATTCACAGGGCACTGCCATGTCCGAGTATTCAAGAAAGGAGAATCCTAATGAAATACAATAAAAATGCTACATTTTCTAAAGAACTATCATCAATTCAAAAAACTTTAGATTCATATCAAAGGTTGTATAATACGACAGCCATAAACGCAGTTTCCAAAAGTCTTATGCAATTTCAATCAACTATGTCAAAACAACTAAATACTCAAGCCGCTACCGCAACGCTTGTAATGCAGCAAGCATTAAGCAATCAAATGAGTGCTTCGATTATGCAACTTTCTAAAATGGCTGAATCCTACAACAATCTCGCTAAGAGTATTGGATCATCCCTTAATCAAGTTGCTGTTCGTGGATGTGCGGCTAAAGCCAAAGCTTTGGCTAGTTGTATAAATCTCAATCCATCTCAAACTCTTGTTTCTGGTGTTGCATCAGGAATACTTAGCAATAAAAATATTGATGATGACATTGTCATTCCCAACGAAATCGCTATATCTATTTCTGATACACTAGGAATTTCTGCTGATGAACTTGAACCTGCTATCCCATATAAAGATTCAAAGAAAATATCTACTGAAAAACTCAATTTGTATCTTAATATTCTCGCAGCAATCATTACAATTTTAATGGGGTTTTATACCCCTATCAGCGACTATTTCTCTGGAAAATCTACTGAAAAATATCAGCACCAAATGCTTCAAGAAGAACACAAGCAAACAGAACTTCTTGAGAAAATTCATATTGATTTACAGAAAAATAATTCTTCTACATCTACAACCAAAGAAAAATAGATGTTCTTGCTAAAACAACTAAAATTGCAAGTACATAGATCCATATTCTCTGGACCAGAAGATCTCTTTTTATATCTCTTAAGGGATCTTCTTTTTTGATACTCTTCATTGATCTGACAACTGAGATTATTCCAAAGATACAAATCCCTGCTGCTACCAATCTGGTTATCTGAATATATTTCGTCTTTCTCACCTCCTGGTTATTTAGTTTTTAATTTCTATGGTAACTTTTAAAGTTACTTTAAATCAAAAAAAATTTCCATGGGATTTTCTATATGAAGTTCTTTGATCATAATTTCGATTTCATCACTTCCAAAAACACCTTTTGCCATCTTCTCATAAAATGTTTTAGGAGTGATTCCAATTAAATGAGCCACATTTGTCTGTGACAAACCTCTTTCAGATATAATTCCACGAAGTTTATCTGTTCTAATCACTTTCTCACCTCCGTAACTTTTTAAGTTACTTTAATTATATCACGAAAAAGTAACTTGTCAAGATATTTTTGATTGATTTTATAACATTTTTGTGATAATATTAAGTTACTAAGAAAGGAGATGATGTGGATGACAGTTGGTGAACGAATACAACTACTAAGAAAGAAAACTGGCATGAGTCAGATAGACTTTGCAACAAAAATAAATGTATCTAAGCAGACTTTGTATAAATATGAAAATAATCTTATTACTAATATACCGTCTGATAAAATTGAAGCTGTTGCAGATTTATGTCATGTGTCCCCTGCTTATTTGATGGGATGGGAGGAACCAGAACCTCAATCTTCTACCATACTAAATAAGAAAGATGAAAAAGATATCGCAAAACGATTAGAACAAACTCTTGATCAACTAGAATCCGATCAAGATGGACTGATGTTCTCCGGAGAACCTTTAGATGATGAAACAAGAGAATTATTAAAAGCGAGTCTCCAAAACAGTATAACCATCGCAAAAATAAATGCTAAGCAAAAATTCACACCAAAGAAATACAGAAAATAAAGGAAGTGATTCATTGGATATTCGTAAAAAAACAAACTCACTAAAGAAAAGATATGGTACGAATAATCCTTTTGACATTGCTAAGTATTTAGGAATAAAGGTTATATTTGAACCATTGGGATCCATTAGTGGATACTACAATAAACAGCTTCGTATGAAGCAAATACATATAAATCATGATCTTTCTGATCACGATCAGCTATTTACATGTGCACATGAATTAGGTCATGCGATCATGCATCCTGATGCTAATACGCCATTTTTACGGAAACGCACTGGTCTCTTGATCAGTAAAATGGAAATCGAAGCAGATAAGTTTGCAACTGAGCTTCTAATTGATGATGAAATTTTTCTTGAGTTTCAAGAATTTACTACAGATCAGATCGCACGTGCACTTGGATATAATGAGGAACTGATAAAGTTAAGATTGAAATAAGGATAAAAGTATGAGAAAAAAATTATTAACTGTTGGACTTGCGGTGTTGATGGCTATATCTTCAACTTCATGCAAAAGTTCAGAGAAAACTCAAACAGCTAAAGAAGACACGTACAAAAACTATAAACAGTATAATACATCATTCGGATTAAAATATAAAATTCCAAACGACTGGAATAAAACAGATACAAGCACATCTACTGATCTTACGTTCAGCAAAGACGATGACACAATAACGCATGGTTTAATAGGTGTCTATTACTATGAATTTGATGGTGACATTATACAGAAAGAGAATTTTCGTTCTCTCGTTAGCAATATAAAAGATGGCGAAAATTACAACGGCAAATTTCATTCTGAATCGTCTACAATAAATGGAGTAAAGGTTAAATTTTTTTCATACGAACTAGATATTAATGGTGATGCTTATTTTATGAAAGGCATAGTTTTTAATTGCGGAAATGGGTATTGTATATTAGACTTTATATACCCAACAAATAAAGATTACGGAGAACTTTTTGATAATATTGCAAATTCAATATCTGTTAATACTTCTGCAATCGTGACTGCAACCGAAAAACCGAACGAAACAGAAGCATCAGTGTCTGCTACGGAAGAACCAACAACCACAGAGGTTACAACTGAAGCTACAACAGAGAAAGCAACTCAAGTAAATCCAAAATCTAAGGACATCACTGACAAAGATATTGATTTTTCGAGTGATTATAGAAATGACTCCACTGGAAAATGGAGAATTGCCATAACTTCTGACAGCTTTGATATTGAAAAATATGCTTTATCCTATTATCTCAATTACTTTAAAGCTGATGATGAGATCCATGTTATTGTGAACTTTACCAGAATGACAACAACCAAGATTTCTGACATGGGCGATACACTTGATGTATCAATTCATGAATACACAAAAGGTGAAGAACACGATGCCAATAAGGCATTGGGCGGAATGCTTTTAAATGAGTATCACGTCAATATAAAAACTGGAAAAATAACTAAAATCCAATAATAAAAGAAAACCGCCCAGCTACCAACTGGACGGAATCTCAGAAACCTATCAACCATGGATGGCTGATATAATCTCTGCCTGAACAACAGAATTATATCATACATCCTACAAATTTACAAATTGATAAGGGTGTATTTTTTGTACCCTTTTTTAGAAAGGAATGATGATATATGGCAAGAAGAAATCCTAACGGCTACGGCAGTGTAACGAAATTAAAAGGAAATCGATCACGACCATACGTTGTAAAAGTTACTACATATGATGAAGATGGACACGGAAGGCAGGTCCCAGTGGACTATGCTGCAACTCGTGAAGAAGCAAATATTATTTTAGCCAGGTACAATGATAATCCTTGGAATATTGATCGCAATCGCGTCACTCTTGCAGAATTATATAAGCGATGGCTTGAAGTAAAAGCTCCTAAACTTGGAAGTTCTCGTTTATATACACTTAAAGCAGCTTATAAACATTGTCAAAAACTGTACGGAAAGAAATATAGGCAAATACGAGCTTATCATATGCAAGCAACCATGGACGATTGTGGTCGTAGTTACGCTACACAATCTCATATCAAAGCACTTTGGTGGCATTTAGATAATTTTGCATTTGAATTAGACATTATAGATAAGATGTATTCTCAAATAATTTCTGTCAGCACAGAACAGGGAGAAACTAAACGCACTCCATTCACTGAAAAAGAAGTTGAAGATCTGTGGAAAATATCTGATCAAAAAAATGTAGATATTGTATTAATCTATATTTACACCGGATTCAGATTAATGGAATTGTTAAATATGACATGTGATCAGATCAATCTTGAAGAAGAATATTTTAAAGGCGGAAGCAAATCTTCTTCAGGGAAGAATAGAATTGTGCCAATCCATCCTCGTATCATGCCGTTTGTGAAAAATCGGCTAAAGAAAAGTAATGAATATTTTTTAGAAACTGATGAAGGATCTAAATTTAAAAAAGGGGATTTTTATGAAGAATGGAAAACTGTTATTTCCTATATAACAAAGAAGAAGAAAACTCCTCATGAAGCTAGACATACTTTTGAAACATTCCTTGATAATGCAGGTGGTAATAGAAAGTGTATTGATATGCTGATGGGGCACAAATCTAAAGATGTTGGAAATAGGGTTTATAATCATAAAACAGTAGAACAATTAAGAGAGACAATTCTTTTGTTGAAATAATAAATTTCCATTCAACAAGTAACAAATTAGTAACACATATGTTAGGAAATGACCATTTTAAGCCATTTCCTAACATTGCAAAATTATTATACCATAAAAAGAATGGCACTGCATATCACTTTAGTAATATACAGTATCTTTCCTTTCTTCATTATCATCATGTATCTACTTTATCTAAGCAAATTCCACATTACAGCCTGTGCTTTTTCTAAGTCTTTTCTCGCCACAAAAATTTCATACTGTATGGACTGTGATGTAGGATTCCCCACACTTCCAAAGTTTCCACGAAGTGTTCCTGATCCTGCACATTCTCCTAAGTGATTGTATGTTTTGTATTTGTACTTAATCTTTTCCCGATCCAAGATATCCCTGATCGCATTAAATTGTATCATGTCTGTTCCAATCCATAAGCTTTCTGAGTTTAATATTGTAAGCATACTTTTCTCCTTTCTCGCAATTTCCAATTTTATTAAACTGGATTTGCCCCCTCTTTTGCAGCATACCGAAGCCTCTTTCAACCTGTTAATTAATTTCTTATATTTTATCACAATTTCCTGACTGTGTCCTATTTTTTCCCATAAATAATTCCCATCCCGCTGATCATCCATGGTGTTGTTACAAATCCCGGAATAAAGTCTAGCTTCTTTTCCAGATTTCCTATGTAGTGAACTTCTGAAATTCTTTCTTCTTTTAAGATTCTTACAAACTCTTCCATATCTCCGTACAATGCTTTCTGTGAAAACATATCCTGAAAAGAAAATACACCGCCTTTTTTCAAAACTCTTAATGCTTCTTTTACAACATCCCTCTTATCTTTTGCTGTTCGCACTTCATGAAACACGAAATTGCTTACTACTGCATCAAATGTCTCATCAGGGAAATCCAGTTTTGCTGCATCTCCTTTTTGAAAAGCGATATGGTCTGCAACTCCTTCAATCTTTGCATTTTTCTCGCACTGCTCTTTTGCATAATTCCATTCCACACCCCAGTGATCCATCGCTGTGATCTGTGCCTTTGGAAATGCTTTGGCGCAATGAACAGTAAGTGCTGCTGCTCCGCATCCGATATCTAGAAGTTTCCCTTCACCATCCCAATCAAGATGTTTAATCAGATGTTCATGTACTCCTGCCATCATATTTCCTTTTCCAAATGCGAATGCTTCATGACAGATCAGCATATAAATTGCCATTACCAGAGTCAAAATGCATAATACGCCTACTATGATTGCAATGACCATTTCACTTAAAGCTACTTGTACTGCTACCGCAATAACACCTAAAACAATTACTGCTCCAAATAACATATACAATGCTTTTTCAGGTACCCAGTTTCCATAATTTGCTTTTTCATTCAT